CCTTGCTGCTTGCATATAATCCGGTGACGAAATACGTTTTCGAGAATGAACTGGAGCGCAAAAGAGCGCGGTTTGCCGAGAGTCTGATTGCAAGTGAAACACCTAGCGAGGAGATCGCCTTGGCCCAGCGTTTAGTGGCTGGCATGAACGCTCAGTTCATGGACGATGTTACTTTTGAAGTAATGTTGCAAGCGTTCCGTGACAGCGGTGTAACTCGAGTACGATGGGTAACATCCCCAGACGATCGTCGCTGTAAAACGTGTGCCTCCAGGCACAATCGAATTTATTCTATCAACAACGTTCCGGCGAAACCGCACATTCACTGTCGATGCTGGATCGAGGAGGTAACATGATCGAGGTTCGATGCCCGAAATGTGGTCGGCTCCTCGGATACTTCGACGGTAAGGGTGTAGTACAATGCTCCCGATGCCGTAAGGGTGTCGAGGTAGAGTTCGACACAAGTAAGAATATTGTAAAAATCAGAGCGTCTTGAACGCCACGATCCCGACGGGGGTTGTGGCGTTCTTTTTATTTCATGGACAGAGAAGTCCTTAATCGCAAAATGTGAGAGAACACGTTAAAACGCAGGAGGATACAAACAATGGCAAAGATTAACACAAGTGCAATCGAAGGTTACGAAAACATGACTGCCGAGGAAAAGCTGGCAGCACTGGAGGCTATGGATATTCCCGATGTGGACAAGATCAAGTCCGCGCTGGATAAGGCAACCTCTGAGGCGGCTGGTTACAAGAAGCAGCTCCGTGAGCGCATGACTGAGGAAGAAGCTCGGGCCGCGAAAGATGCCGAGGATCGCGCAGCAATCCAGAAAGAGCTGGAACAGCTTCGTGCTGAAAAGCTGGTCGATCAGCATACCGCAAAGTTCTTGGGTCTGGGTTACGACGAGGCTCTGGCTCGTGAAACTGCTACTGCTCTGGCTGGTGGCGACACCGAACTGGTTTTCAAGAACCAAGCGAAGTTTATCGCTGACCGTGAGAAAGCACTGAAAGCAGAAATTTTGAAGTCTACTCCCACTCCTCCTGCTGGGGATGGTGTGGTGAAGAAAAGCAAGGAGGACATTCAGAAAATGACCCTTGCAGAAAAACAGGCATTTTTCCGGGAAAACCCGGATCAATACAAGGAAATTTACGGAGGTAATTAACCGATGGCTCACACTATCTATGAAAATTTTGTACTGGCTAACACCGTTGAAGATCAGTACAACTCTCACCTGGATCTGATGCGCTTCTGCACTGTCGATAGCTCCCTGGTTGGCGTTCCCGGCATGAAGAAGAAGATCCACGTTTACCAGGCTACCGATGGCACTGAAAAGCTGGCTATGGGCGAGGGCAACTCCAAGGATATCGAAGTTTCTTACGCTGAAAAGGAATACGAGATTCTGATGGCTCAGAACCGTTTCCCCTACTTCGACGAGGAAGAAATGACCGATCCCCTGGTTGTCGATACCGGTATGCGTCATGCTGGCGTTGATCTGTTCAACCATGTCAATGCTGACATTTTCGCAGAGTTCAATAAGGCTACTCTGTCCCACGAGTCTGCTGCTCCCGATTTCGCTTGCTTCGTCGATGCTGCTGCAAAGCTGAACGTCGAGAACCTGGAGAACATGGAGCTGTTCGCTTTCATTGCTCCTGCTGATATGGCAAAGATCCGCAAGGCTCTGAAAGACGATCTCAAGTACGTCGAGGCTTTCGCTCGTCAGGGCTACGTTGGCACTGTTGCTGGCTGGAATCTGTACACCAAGAAGGATGCCGTCGCTGGCACTATCGTCGGTGGTACTAAGGAAGCTGTTACCCTGTTCAACAAGAAGGGTGTCGAGATCGAGCAGGAGCGCGATGCTGACATTCGTAAGAACCTGATTTTCAGCCGCAAGTATTACCTGGCTGCTCTGACCGACGCAACCAAGGCTGTCAAGATCACTCTGACTGCCTAATTTACTGAGGAGGTAAAGCACTATGGCTATTAGTTCCTATGGCGTGTCCCTCAAGTGGGGCGAGTCCGCAGAAGCCGTTGAGAAGGTTGTCGATATCAAGGATTTTGGCGATCTGATTGGCGAACCCAATCTGCTGGAAACCACTACCCTGTCCGATAACCAGGTAACCAACATTCCCGGTATCAGATCCGGCGATTCCATCCCCTTCACTTGCAACTACACCAAGACCGATTTCGACAAGGTGTACGCAGACGAGGGCAAGGAGCTGTATTACGAGCTGTCTTTCTCTGACGGTTCCGGCTTCACTTGGCAGGGCCAGCATACCGTCGGCGTTCCTGGTAAGGGTGTTGACGAGGTGTTGGAGTTCACAATCAACGTGGCTGCATCTACCCCTGTTACCCCCAAGGCAAGCGCCTAAATAAAAATCCGGGTGGGGATCCTTCCCCACCCTAATATTAAAATATGAAAACTGAGGAGAACGCCTAAATGAGCAAGATTGTTCTGAATTACAACAAGAAAGATTATGAGCTGGAATACAACCGGCAGAGCGTCAAAACGATGGAGTCCCAGGGCTTCGTCCTGGACGAAATCACCTCCAAGCCCATGACCATGATTCCCTTGCTGTTCAGCGGTGCTTTTTATAAGAACTGCAAGGGTATTAAGCGAGCTGTTATCGACGAGATTTTCGACAGCATCGGTGATAAGACCGGCTTGATGCAGGCTCTTATGGAAATGTATGCCGAAACTCTGTCTACTCTCACCGATGATAACGGCGAGGGAAACGTGAGCTGGACGCTGGTCAAGTAAGAGCGTCCACATACACGGAGCTGTTTGAGGGGGTATTCCCCTACTACCTGGCTATCGGAATGACCTACGATCAGTTCTGGGTAGACGATCCTGCTCTATGTAGAGCATATCGCAGAGCCGAGGAAATCCGTAAACGACGGATAAACGAGGAGCTGTGGTTAAACGGCATATACACGGCAGAGGCCCTGGCCTCCACCGTTGGTAATATGTTCTCCAAGTCGAAATATAAGTATCCCTCCGAGCCGAAACCGATCACCATGAGTGAGATCGAGGAGCGCAAGGAGCGAGAACATAAGGCGAAAATGGAGAAAATTAAGGCAGCGTTCACAGCCAAGGCGCTTGCTGTAAACGCACAAATGGAGGCGAAACCATGACTGATATTGATAAGATCGAAAGTATGAGAGTGGCGATTGCCCCCGATACGGCAGAGGACGAGGTGCTGCTGTCCGAGATCAAGACTGCGGAAACAATGATTTTGAATAAAATGTACCCGTTTGGATATCCGGATAACGCTGTGATTCCTCTCCGATATGAGCGTTTGCAGATTAAGCTGGCTGTGGAGCTGTTCACTCAGCGAGGCGCCGAGGGACAGGCATCCCACTCTGAGAACGGTACGACTCGCACTTGGCCCAGTGTAAACCGCATCCTTGCTCAGATTGCACCTCATTGTGGGAGCGTGATTTCCAATGCGTAGTATGCAGCGAAGCTGGCGCGACTTGCATTACGCCGTTCTGATTGGCTCTGAGCCGATTAAAGACGAGTACGGCAACGACACTCTGGAAGTGAAGAACGCCTACGGCCCCCCTACCCTGCTTCGCGCAAATGTGAGCGCGAACGTGGGTCAAGAGGCTGTCAGTACGTTCGGTGCGTTGACTGGTTATAGTCGAACGATTAGCTACTCTGGTGAAAGCTGTCCCTTGGACGAGGGTAGTCTGGTATGGTTCGGTGTGGATGTAATTGGCCCTCACAATTATGTCGTGGTGAAAGTAGCTGACAGCAAAAACGGCTACTTGATCGCGCTGCGTGAGGTGTCGAATCGTGGCTAGAGATATTGAAATTGAACTGACCAACGAAAGTATCGGCGCGGCTATAAAAGAGTTGCGACGGTACAAAAAGTGGATAGTCAAGAAAGAAGCCGAGTTGCGTTCCAAATTGGCGATACGCGGTGCTACTGTAGCGTCGATTCAGTTCGCCCGAGCTATTTACAATGGCTCGAATGATATTTCTGTCCGAGTGGACAACACTGGATCTGTAGCTGTGATTTACGCTGAGGGACAATCTGTGGCGTTTATCGAGTTTGGCTCTGGTGCTACCTACGGATACGGACACCCCCAGGCCGGTGAGTTCGGTGTTGGCCCTGGCACTTATCCAGATGGTAAGGGTCACTGGGATAATCCGAATGGCTGGTGGTATGGATCCGGTCAGCACTCATACGGTAATCCTCCGGCGATGGCCATGTGGACTGCCGTTCAAGAGATTACTGAAAATGTAACAGAGATTGCAAGGGAGGTTTTTGCGACGTGATCGATTTCTCAAATGAAGTATTCAACACGGCGGCGAAAAACCTCCGTTCTTTATACTCTGATGTCCAGGTTATCGGTGAATATGTGGAAACACCGGCCCAGTTCCCTACTGTGACGCTGGATGAAATTCAAAACGTGCCGGTTCATTTGGACAGTGGCACTGTCAACAAATACGCTAGAGTGGTTTATCGTTGCCAGATTTTTTGCAATGGAACTGGTAAACGTCAGAAAGCGAGGACGATTTACGACAGCTTAGATCGGATTCTCATGGGTGTGGGTTTGTTCGCAAAATCCTACACTACCACTCCGGCAATTTATAACTCCGAAATTTACTGTATCACTGCAACCTACGAGGGCGTGATCGGAGAGGACGGCGTTATCTATCGAAATTGATAGGGAGGTGTCGGTATGTCTACGACGATTGACTCTCTTGATATACAAATTAGCACCAGTGTAGGCAATTCTGCGGCGAAAATCGAAGAACTGGCTACTGCTCTCGGTAATCTGAGAAGCAATAGCAAGATCACCACTGCCGTTAATGGTCTACAAAAGCTGGCAAACACTCTGTATTCTTTGAACCCTGCGATAAGACAGATGGACACCAATAAGCTGTCCGAGCTGGGACGAGTCATGGAGGGTTTGGGCAGCATCCAAAGGCTCTCTGGTCTGAATAGCGCACTGAATACGCTGGGAAAGTTGCCGGACATTATAAACGGTCTGGATGCGGCGAACCTCACGAGATTTGCTACTCAGATGGAGAAATTGAGCAATGCACTTTCTCCCTTGGCAACACAGATCGACACGATCAGTAGAGGTTTTGCTAGATTACCGGCTCGTGTAACTCAGGTTGTCACTGCAACCAACAGTATGGCTGTAGCAACAGAACGTGCTACTGAGGCGACGGAACGGCAGAATCACGCCATCGATGCCCACGGCATCAACCTCATGGCTATGATCTCGAACATCGAATCGGTACTCCATGTTGCAAACGTGGCGTGGGATGCCCTTGCTGGCATGATGGCTCAAGCGATGGAGTGGGACGGTATTCAGTACCGTTTCGGTCGCGCTTTTGGTGAGGATGCTGAGGAGGTTTACGCCTACGCACAGAAGATTAACGATGTGCTGGGCATTAACATTCAACAGTTCATGCAGTATAGCTCTCTGTATGGCTCCTTGTTGAGTGGTTTTGGTATGGCCCAGGAGAAAGTAACTACGATCTCCGTTGGTCTTACTGAGCTGTCCTACGATATCTGGGCAGCCTACAACGACAGATTCAAGACGCTGGAAGATGCGTCCGAAGCAGTGCGATCCGCAATCACGGGCGAAATCGAGCCTATCCGAAATGCTGGTATCGCGCTGACAGAAGCATCCCTTCAAGAGTATATGGATTCTGTAGGCATGACTGCGGTAAGTATCGAAAAGCTGTCCGAGGCTCAGAAAGCAGAGGTTCGTTATGCGGCAATGATGGAGGCTGCTATGAACCAAGGCATTATCGGAACCTACGCGTCCGAAATGCAGACTGCGGAAGGTGCGGTTCGTAATCTGTCCCAGGCTTTCAAGGGATTAGTGCAAGCGTTCGGCTCCTTGTTCATTCCTATTCTCCAGATTGCAATTCCGTATCTGACGGCGTTTGTCAATCTGCTGTATGAGGCTATCGCAGCAATCGCTAGTTTCTTCGGAATCGCATTTTTCAAGATTAACTGGGGCAACGGTGTTGGTGAAATGGCAGCCGGATTGGAAAAGGCTGC